ATCCGTTATCCAATCAGGTAGTGGCACTCTTGAGTCAGGCACTTGGAGGTGCATGTCTGGATGTGGTACTGATGGCTTCGGTGGTTTCGCTGGCTTGTGGCTCAGAATCTCATAATCTAATTAACCCTCTCAATACCTTAACAATTAACCCAAAATGATACCTGAAAACCCGTATACAACTCCCTTTTTCGCCGCTAGTGGCATCGTGGGAACCTTAACATTAGATCACGTAAATACAACCGTAGCGATAGGCGTCGGTTTACTAACAATGACGTATCTTATAATTAAAATTTACAAGGAATTTACAAAATAATGAGTGATAGCAGTGAAAAACTATACGGTCTACAAGACCTACTGATTGATGAGTTCATTAATCGCATTCAGAGCGGTGAGGCGTCTCCGAGCGACCTCAATGCTGCCCGTCAGTTACTTAAAGACAACCAAATAAGTGCTACGGTAACCAATGACAACCCTATGGCTAACCTTGTTAGTATGCTTCCGTTTGACGACGAAGGTGTTGACAGAGTTGCCTCAAAATAACAAAATTATATAGATAAAAATGAGCTTTTCTTATACCCATTTAGACAACCCTACGGGATCAGGGCCATTTACCTTTGTTCCTACATATAGTGATACCAAAGAGATCGCTGTTATGGGGTATAATGGTAAGTATTGGTCATCTCTAGAAATAGCATCCATAAGTGGTCAGACAGTGACCCTTACCTCGGATGCCAGTGGTCTAAATGCGATAAGGATTTCTAACAACAGCTCAAAAGTAAAAGCAGCAGTCACCAATGGTAGCGATGATAACATCCTTAGAGCTGATAGCGCGTTCCATGATGATCTTGTAGTACCCGTAGAAGACGTCACAGACCCCACAGGGAACTCGCCGTTGACTCCTGAGAGTGTAACCATAGGTGGCATCAAGAAACACGTAGGATTGGATACTAAGGGTGGCTATGAGTTCACTGGCGGCTTCTCTGATAGGCTCAGTGGACAATCTGGAGCAAATGACCTTGGAGAATACGTTCAATATACACAAGCGATGTCCGATGCAGGTCAATGGATGCGCTTTGGTTTCTCTAGCGCAGCCCAGTCAGCTAACGACTCTCCTTACTGGACAGAACCAACACCCGCTAGTGCTACAGGAGTAGGACTATTTGGTGGCTCTTACATGCCAGCAGGTGTCTCTAAGATGTTCGATTATAGTTTTGACGCGTCCTCCTACAGTGATGCTGTGAATACGGGTGACTTACAATACACAGCCGCTACGGGTTCCTATGACTTCTCTGAGTGCAAGGCAGGTGACCTAGGGCTGATCCGCTTTGACTTTAACATTATTCCACAGTTTGCTAACACGACCCTTGAGGTGGCTCTTATCTGGCAGACACGGACTGCTAATGGTACTCCTACCTTTACTTTCCCGCTAACTACCCAGCCTATCTTCTTTGGTGAAGGTACAGTGGGAACACCTTATCTTAATCGACCTATCATCTCGGCTTACTTTGCGTCCAACGAGGACGTTAATGCTGTAGCACTCCCCGCTATCCGAGCAAACAATCAGATACAGGTCGCTCCCCTTACAACCCTTGTAACTATTCAACGATAAAATGGCTATTAAAGTAATACGTAATGATGCAGGAAACTGTGTAAACTTTCTTGGAAGCTCTAATCCTGTCTACTGGAACGCCTGTTTAACGGCTGTTGTAGATAGCACTTACAGTGATCGCATTAACGTGATCAACGACGTCCGAACAGTTATTGAAGGAGACGATGTGTATGAGTTCTTCCAAGTGCCATACACCGATTTCTCTCAGGCTGACGGGACAGCTTTCTCTTCAGCTACTGAGGCATCCACCTACATCACTGCTCAATGTAATGCAGCAGGTAACACTGGTTCCTTTGTTCTTTCATCCGCTGATACTCTTAACTTCAGCATCGATAGCACCAGCACTACCATCTTACTAGGCAACGGTGACTCCTATGCTGTTAATTCTATCCAAGCTGTAGCAAACGATGATGACCATATTAACATCGTTAAACACACGTCTGGTAACGTCCTGTATAAAGACCTACGAGTTGCTGGGGCGTCTATCTCAGGAATAACTGTAACGCAGACCTTAGCAACAGCCGTGAATGAGCTTAATAGCTTGTTTACGAACACAGCTTCGGCTTCTGGAACGTCGCCAGCGATCACATCTAACACAACTATCAATCTGACTGCTGGGGAGACCTTGAACTACGAGCTTGTTGCGACCAATGGGGTAGCCTACGAGTGGTCAGGGCTTCCTAGTGGCGTTACAACTGTTGATGGAAACGTCAGAAAGCTTATTGGTGGCTCCTCGTTAGACATTGGTTCCTACAGCATCACAGCTAAGGCTATTAACTACTTTGGTGAGGACACACAGACGCTTACTTTGGTTGTAGCTGCTCCCCCTTATTCTAATACCAAGAGCGTGGAGTTTGAGAACCAAGACTACCTCGGAGCTAATGCAGCTCTCCTTGATGGTGTTCTGGGTCGTTCTGGGAATGGTGCTGGTAGCAGTGACGCTTGGACATTTCACATGTGGTACAAGCCTGACAACTTTAGTAGCGGTCAAGTTCTCTTCTACTTTGGGGACTCTGACGTAACTAACGGCGGTCACATCGAGCTTCGCACGACGACTTCAGGTAAACTTCGGTTCAGCTACGGATCTAGTAACAACTACATTCGTCGTACAACTACTAATCAGGCCTTCACTGCGGGTAACTGGTACAACATCATAATCACTTACAACGGTGGAACTACTGGTGCTTCCTCTGCTGATGTGTCTGACTACTACAGTCGATTTAACATCTACATCAATGGCACATCCCCAAGCCTTGTAAACGCTCATGGTAACTACGGGTGGTCTGGTCAGATTGATGGCGAGAACCTTCGTGTAGGGCGCTACGCAAGCGGTAACTACATCAATGGCGGACGTGTAGATGAGATAGCCGTTTGGGACTCAAACCAGAACTCCAATGTGTCTGACATTTACAACGGTGGAACTACCCACGACCTCTCTCAGTTAGCCACATCGCCTACTCACTGGTGGCGTATGGGTGACGGAGATACCTATTCAACAATTCAAGACAACGTGGGAAGTGCTCACTTTGTTATGTATAACATGACGGCTGCAAATATCGTCACAGATGCCCCTTAAAATTATGAGCGAAAGAGATTACAAAAAGGAATACGAGAGCTATCACAAGAAGCCTGAGCAACGCCGCAGGAATGACTCTAGGAAAGCTGCAAGGCGTCTAATGGTCAAGAAACATGGTAAAGCTGCGTTGAAAAATAAGGATGTAGATCACAAAGACAGATCACCCTTAAACAATGCCCCAAGCAACCTTCGGATACAATCCAAGAAGGAGAACCGAGGCCGTAACAAGTAAATTATGGAAGTCCCTCCACAGCTAAAAGACTTCAAGAACTTCCTGTATCTCGCATGGAAGCAATTGAACCTGCCCGATCCTACACCCCTCCAGTATGACATAGCTCAGTATATGCAACACGGGGACAAGCGTGCGATCATTCAGGCATTCCGTGGCGCAGGGAAGAGCTGGATATGTTCCGCATATGTGGTTCACCAGCTCCTTATGGATCAGTCGTTGAACATCCTTGTTGTGTCTGCCTCTAAGACGCGCTCGGATGACTTCTCGGTGTTTTGTATGCGTCTCATTAACGAGATGCCTATCTTACAACACTTGCGACCCAAGGACTCTCAGCGTCAATCGAAGATCTCCTTTGATGTTGGAGGGGCTCCCGCTTCGCATGCTCCTTCGGTTAAGTCGCTGGGTATTACTTCACAGCTCACGGGTAGTCGTGCTGATATTATCATTGCGGATGACATTGAGGTTCCTAACAACGCAGCGACGATGGTTATGCGTGAAAAGCTCTCGGAACAGGTAAAAGAATTTGATAGTATTTTAAAACCTGATGATACATCTAAAGTTATCTTTCTGGGAACACCTCAGACCTTCGATAGTATTTATACGAAGCTCCAAGAGCGTGGTTACAATAGCCGTATTTGGCCAGCAACGCATATTACGCAGTCTCATAATGAAAAGATCTATGACGGTAACGTAGCTAACATATGTGTTGATCCAGAGATGGAGGGTAGATCTACGGAACCTCTGCGGTTCTCCGACGTGGATTTAGCGGAAAGAAAGATCTCTTATGGATCTGCTGGTTTCACAATGCAGTTTCTGTTGGACTCCAAGCTGTCTGACGTCGAGAAGTTCCCCTTGAAGATCAGTGACCTGATAGTAACAAGTATTGATAATGAGGTAGCCCCCGAACGCTACGTGTGGGCTCGTGATCCTGACCGTGAGTGGGACTCTAGCGTTCCTAATGTAGCGTTTGCAGGTGAGCGCTATTACCGTCCGTTCAAGACCCTCGGAGATATGGTTCCGTACACTGGTAGTGTGCTTGCAATTGACCCATCTGGTAGAGGTCGAGATGAGACTGGTTATGCAGTTTGCAGGATGCTCAACGGTACGCTCTATGTGCCTGCTGCTGGTGGTCTTTCGGGTGGATACTCTGAGGATACCCTAGTGGAGCTCGCTGAGATAGCCAAGAAGTATAAGGTAAATTCGATTATAACAGAGAGTAACTTTTCTGACGGGATGTTCAATGAACTCCTCAAACCAGTGTTAACCAGAATATATCCTGTAACTCTAGAAGAGGTACGTCATAGCACTCAAAAGGAAGCCCGAATAATTGACACACTAGAACCCGTCATGAGTGGTCATCGCCTTGTTATTGATCCTGATGTTGTTAAAGACGACTTTCAGACTATTCAAAAATACCCACATGAATCGCAGTTGAAGTACAGCCTCTTTTATCAAATGTCGAGGCTCACCCGCGATAGAGGGGCAATTACGCACGATGACCGCATTGATAGTCTCGCAATAGCTGTGGCTTACTGGACGGAGCAGATGGCTCAGGATGCTAACATCAAGATGGCTGAGCGTAAGGTAGAGTTACTTGATGCGGAATTACAGAAGTTTCAGGACTCGTACTTCAAGAATAAGACAGGAGGAGCTGGCAGCTTAACTTGGTAACACCTTATTAGACTTACTGAGGTTCTCCTTAGCTTCGAGGATCTGTAGATTCCAAGGAGCGTGTAGCCCCGTGAAGGGTCTTTGCGTGGTTCCATTGAAGTCTATGGGTGCTGGTTGTAGGGGTATTATATGATCAACGTGAAAGCACTCAGAAGAGCCTACAGAACGTGCGGCTAGGGTCAGGTTATCTCGCACATGGTAAACGTCTCTAAGGGCATTTAGGGCTTCCTTAGAGAGCTCTATGTTGTTATTAAGCGTCTTGCGGTATTGAGCACTAGCGGCTCCTATTTTAGCCTTATTTTGGGGGTCTTCTCTATATCTCTTAGCGCTTTCTTTAACTTTTTCAGGGTTGTTCTCGTAATACTCCCTTGATATTTCCTTAATATATTCTTTGTAATCCTGATAACGGTTGTTATGATTATGCATATATTTTGATAACACCTCAGGATATACCCAATACTCCTGACCGTTTGGCTTATAATAATAGAACAACAATCTATTTCCATAAATAGGGTGTTTATCTTGACGTTTTAAAGTTCCTTTAGGGCTTCCCGTTTGAATAGCTCTTTGGTTTAACTTGCCTACATTACCCTTCATATAATGATCTTTAGGATATACTGGTATTGTTTTCATATACTTAAAATATATCATTAAAAATCAACGACTTGTCAACGGTAAACAAGCTTTAATGGAAACAAATATTTAGAAATCTCTTAGTTTTCTCCTAACTACCTGATAATCAACGACATAACTAGAAGAGGCATAAAAGATTTTAATTAACTACAGTATAAGAAGAAGGGAGGTGTTCTCAAAATAATTAATAATTAGAGATATTTACCCTTGACAGGGTGTGGGAACAACCCTTACAATAGTCCCTACTAGGAAACACTTAGTGAACCTTTGAAAAAGAGTGTTTGTAAGTTGGCTGGTAATAAGTCCTTCCTTAAAGTTTTTCCTTATGTTGAAATAAGAGTTTTCCTTTAAAAGTACTGTAATATGTTTGACAGGTATTAACCACCAACCAGTATTACCTGTATGAAAAACACACTACTAATAATCTACATCTTAATAACTTCAGGAGCCCTAGTGCTCCTCAATAACTCCCTAAAGGCTTCCGAGGAAAACCTAGAGACCCTCGCAGAAGTCATAATGCATCATGAGGCTGTTCTAAACGATCACCGTGAGGCTATCTTGATCGTGATTGAGAAGCTCAACAACCTATATATGTAATCATGGGAAAAGGTCATCAACCAAGAAAAGGTCACAACCCAGCCAAGCAGCGTAAGAACTACGACAAGATTGACTGGTCAAAGAAGCCCGTTGTAAAGAAATCCAAATGACACCCTTTGAGTCCATTCAAGCCCGCCTAGGGGAGCACTGTAGGAACTTTGTTATTATCATCCAACCCGATGACGCAAAGCATACCTTCGAGTTGGTCTATAGCGACCCGT